GTGCGAGATGCTGAGGTTAATCCTTGGGCAAATCCTGTAGTAGAAGAGTTGCATGTTGATGATCGTTGTGCTACTATGACTCATGAACAGATCGTAGATAAAATTTCAAAAAATTTGTTTCATGGTCGTTTTGTAGAGAATGATTTCATCCAAACATGTGATGTGTTAGCACTTGGTGGAACGCTTTATTTATTGCCATTACATCTATTTGAGAATCGTAAAGATATGAAGGCGTTGATCACAAAGCGAGATCCTGAATTGTTAAATTCAACATTCAAAGGATACGTTAGTGTTTCACATATGATTCCCATTCCAGGAAAGGATTTGGCTGTTGTCAATATTCCTTCAGGAGGTGTTCACTCTGATATTACCCATTTGTTTCCGGATACTGTTTCTGTTATTGGTTCTGGTGAATTACTGTACCGCGACGGAGATGGAAGTTTACGTAAAGATTTGATGCGTATTACTCCCACTAGGGATTCGGAAGCAGGCGGTCCGGGATTTCAGTATAAGGCTCCATATGATACCTTTACTGGTATGTGTATGGCCACTATAGTTGGAAGATTCAGAAAATCTTGTATTGCTGGTTTCCATCTTCGTGGTATCACTGGTACGCCCAGTGGTAAGGCTCTTACTGTCTCACGTGATGAAATTCTCACGGCTATTGCAGATGCACATGTTACTTGGAAAGGAGCTTTTCCATCGCATGTAAATGGAGATTTTCCTGTTGATCGCTATGATAAGCAGGTTATTTCCTCGCGAGATGTACATCGCAATTCTCCCATCAACTATTTGCCTAAAGGCAGTAATGTGGAGTATTTGGGACAAAATCAGCAGCGTGCATCACATACTAAGAGTAATGTCACTGTCACACCTATTTCTCAATATGTGGAAGAAATTACGGGGGTACCAAATAATCATGGTCCTCCAGCTTTTCATCGATGGAAGATGTGGCAGGCATCACTTGAGTACTCTGCTAATCCGGGTGCAGGAGTTGAACCTTCCCTTATAGATAGGGCAGTTCAAGACTATACAGCTGGAATAGTTGAGACATTTCAACAACCGCAATTTTCTGAGATGGTTCTTGAGGAATTGAAGCCTCTTGATGAAATGGAGACTCTTTGTGGTAGAGATGGAGCACGTTTCATCGATGCTATGTGCAAAACTACTTCAAAGGGATTTCCATTGTCTGGTCCCAAAAGTGATATGATTTCATTATTGGATCCAGAGGATTATCCATCTCATGCTTGTCCAGCACGCTGTGACGACCTTATCTTGCAGGAATGTGAGAAAATGTGTTCAGAACTACGTGCGGGAAAGCGGTGTTATTCCATTTTTAAGGCTTGTGTAAAGGATGAGCCTACCAAAATAGGGAAGGACAAAGTTAGAGTCTTTCAAGCAGCAGATTGGGCTACGCAACTAATGGTACGAAAGTATTATTTGCCTATTGCCCGATTATTGTCGCTATTTCCCTTGGTTTCTGAGTGTGCTGTTGGAGTCAATGCTCAAGGTCCGGAGTGGGACCAATTGGCTCGCCACATGAGGAAGTTTGGTAATGATCGTATCTTGGCTGGCGATTATAGCAAATATGATCTGCGTATGCCAGCTGGTATGATTACGGCTGCCTTCAAGTGTTTGTTGGATATAGCACAAACATGTGGAAGTTATAGTGATGATGATCTTATTATTATGAAAGGAATTGCAACGGAGATTGCGTATTCTTGTGTAGCATATAATGGAGATATCATTATTCACCGGGGTTCCAACCCTTCAGGACAGAATTTGACAGTGTATATTAATTGTATTGTTAATTCTCTCCTGTTGCGCAGTGCATATTATAAAATGTATCCTGCACATTTGGGAAATCCCGAACCATTTCGCGTTAATATAGCCGTGATGACTTACGGTGATGACGTGAAAGGTTCTGTTAGAAAGGGCCACGACTGGTTTAATCATATCTCCTATGCAAAATTCTTGGAGGAGCGTGATATGGTTTTTACCATGCCTGATAAGGAATCTGAACCCACTCCCTATATGAAGGATGAGGAGGCGGATTTTCTTAAGAGGCACAATTTGTATAATGCAGAGACAAAGTTGATTCATGGAGTCCTTGATGAGGCTTCTATTTTTAAATCTTTGCATACAGTCCTTCGCTCTAAAGCTGTTTCGCTTGAGGATCAAAGCGCCATGAATATTGATGGTGCTTTGCGCGAGTGGTGGCAGTATGGTCGAGAGATGTACGAAATGCGTCGTGCACAAATGACGG